TTAGAATGAATAACGGGAACAAAGCGGTTTGATGTGTATCTCTACCCGCTTGTCTGTTAATATGCGCTGTGCGGCCTGATACATGGGGAGTTTTTCTATCCCCGCTATCTTAAGTGCCTCAACTAGCATTGTGTTCTCAACCATCTGGAGATACTCGCTCTCCTTAATGGTTATATATTTTGTTGATTCCGATTTTATCTTCGCCATGTTATAATTAAAAAAAATGCTTCTCCGGGCCTCCCGGCAGGGAGAAGCTGGGTTCATAACAATCTAAAATCAATCAATTAACTTTTCTCTCCAAAGTCGGCTGGAGTCTCACCCCAACCGTCATTATCCCAGTGTCTGACTTCGATGGATTCGATTTCAGCAGCAAAGGCTTTCAGGAATATCTCAGCCCGTTTCAGTGCGGGATGCGCCTTTTTGGACGCTGTTCGTTTAGCCTGAAACCAAGCGATAGCCGTCATACTATCCGTATAGATGATTCTGGGTGTGTAGTGATTGGCGATGATATATTTCACCGCCTCTACGACACCCAGAAATTCTCCGATGTTGATGGTTTGATTTCCTATGCTCCCGCTGAATAGTTCTTCGCCTGTTGCAATGTCTACTGCCCGAAAGCGCGTCAGCCTGTTTTTAACGGAATGAGCGCCATCGGTGGCTATGCCACACTGAGGGCGCATCATTTGAGTGTGTAGTCCGGAATAATGAATCCGTCGTTCTGCATACGCTTAACAACCTGTTTGGCTTGTTTTGTCAAGTCTTCGATGACGAACTCTGGATTTTCAATATCTTCTCGTTCACGAAGGAGTTTTATGACTCCGGCCAGCGTGCGACTTGATGCACTCTTGCCATCCTTCGGGTCGAAGAATACGGTTTTGTTGCCGAAGGTTACCGTAACCTGATAAATACTCTTGGGGACGATTAGCGTGTCCACCTGCGCTTGAAACAACATGGGTGATGCTTTGACCACCACATATCCACTGCCGTTGTGCATAGGTTTCAGTTCGACAGCGTACAACTTGTTTGGCTGGATAGTTCCTTTCAGTTCTTCTGAAAGTACACATATCTTCTTACCAAAACGGGAGTCTTCACGAACTCCCATTAACTTCTGTGTTTTGGAGTGGCGGGACACAAATCCAATCAGTTCACCCGTCTGCTCCGATTGCGCAAACTTAATCTGCGTTTTTTCTACGATCATTTTTAATTCATCATTTTCAACTTTTTTCGATCAATTTACAATCTATTTTTCAGTCAGTATTCTCTTTGAGGAGACCAAAGTTATAGGATTTTTCTCACTCCTCCAAACTTTATATTCTTAATTTACTGATGGTTATAATTCGGAATATACAGTACAGTACCATATTTACCTTGTTTGCGTTCTGTCTCGGTAAAATGCGTATAACGTTCATCTGTTGAGGAGGTTCGCCAACAATCCCAGTAGCGGTATGTCCGTAAAGAATCGGGCGATGGAGGATATATATCAATTTCTTTTATATACATAACTCCTTGGTCGGTTCCATAGTAGGGTTCTGTGCATCCGCCGCCAGGCAAATCAGGATTAGGACGTAAATACTGGTCTTCCAGCCGTTGTCCAATCACAAAAATATTTACCAGACGAACATCAGGGTCTACGTCGAACTTTTTAGCGTATTCGGCTACCTCATAAATGTCGGTGTTAAAGAAATTGTGATTGAAATGATCGGCGACGGTTTCTACAAATTCTTTTTGGGCTTCTCGGATGTGTTTTCGTGAACTAATTTCCTCTGCCCTTTTCTTAGACACTGCGTTGGTGGTGTACCATAAGAAATCAAAGCCGACTCTGGTGCTGTCATAAACAGCGTGCCGGTCATACATTTCCCGCTGCTTCATATAAGTATCGTCCATCGGGTCGATCTTTTCTCCAAAACAGCTTTTGAATAATCCAATGATAACAATAAGAATTATAAGAGAAGTGGTACCACCAATCAAACCGACCAGAAAACAGCCGTCATTGATTATCCGTACTATCTTGCCCATTCTCTTCCTGTGCTATATTAATAACGAAACTGCCGGATTCATCACGCATCTCAGAGATGCAAACGGCATGTCCGGCATCCAACAATCTATTTGAATATTCTTCTATGTCTGACGCTTGAAACCTGACCGTTTTTAACTCATCTTCTATAAAAGTTTCTAAAGTGAAGACTTTGCCGATAATTTCTGCGTCTTTATCATACGCCTCATAATAATCTCCATTACGGAAGAGGATTAACGTGTTAGTTCCCCGGCGGCTCTTCATTTCTTTGAGCATTTTCATTTTCGCTGCCTGTTTCATATTCATAATTTTTAATGGCTTTTGTAATACAGCTATCACAGACTCCGTTATTCCGCCCCCATTTGTATGCGGTAACGAGTCTGCCACATCGTACACACTGTTTCCCTTTGCTTTGTTTATTACTGTAGATGATAAGTTCGATATAGCTTTTTGATACATCATACTTGTCCATCAATGCCTTGATTATATGTCCTTTCCTGAATCTTTTCTCTTTTGCCAAGCAAGTAAACTCATATTGGATAAGTTTACTACGAACCTTTTGGGGATCGAGACAATCTTGCATACGGGAAAGTAGTGCTAAGTCTATCTTTTTCAGTCGTGCAAGCATAAACAGCTCTTCTTTTGTTAGCTTTTGCTTCATTGCTACTATATACGAAAAACAGCAGTCTATCCCTTTGTTCGCAAGAGCATTATACTTATACGACATTTACAGGAAAACAAAGATATTCGTTTTTTACGTAATTAACTGCTGTTTTGCTTTTAATTGATTATTAATTAGTTGTAGTAATTCCTCAGTATCGGATACTAATTGTCTGTCTCCTATGGGATTTGCATTTTTCATCGGGGTGAAATATATTGCATAGTCGCCATTGCCAGGAACAGAAAATCCTCCGACCGTTGTTAGTCCAATCTTTATTCTATAATAGCCTTTTATAGGGCGATAAGTTTGTGTGGTAGGAATTTTCACGCCTTTTTTGCGTATGATTTCTGCCAGACTTTTGAAAATTGGAATAATGACTTCTTCCAAATAAGATGGAGTCTGAGGCAATATTGTCGATCCATTTCGATTAGCACACTTCTCTTCAATTTGGAGGAGAAATTCATCAATTCTCTTTTTATATGCGTCAGTTAATTCTTGAAAGTTCATTGTTTGATATTATTAAGTTGTTGTACAAGTGAATTTATTCGCTGCTGTAATGGCTCAAGTTCGATAAGCAATGAAGAAGGGATTGTAACATCGGTGATTGGGTATTTCTCAATCTGATGTATCAATCCCTTGATGTTTTACTCCAAACCCATTTGCAAAAATACCAGCTTGTCCCGCTGGTATTTTCGCAGTTGTTCATGTTGTTGTTTGTTCATTAGGAAGATTATTAATTACTTTGTGAATTTCTTTGATGTTACTTCTTACTCGATCAGCCGAGAATAAGCGTTCAAATAATTGTTCTATCGACTCGTCTTCCGAACTGTCGATATGATTTTTGAGCATATCAATTGCCACAACGAAATATAATGGTGTCAGAGGCCCCAAGTTTACCGCATTTTCGATCCGCTCATTCAATGTGGGCGGTTTGTTTTCCTTTTTCTTTGCCATACTTGTTTAATATTTAATGAAACGCACCCAATAAACTTGGTCGGCAAACATTTCGTCGTTACATTCTGCGGCGAATTCATCAGGAGTAAGTTTTCTGGTGGGAATCTCATATTCTACCTCACTCTCCCAGTCATAGATAATTTCTTTATTTGTTGCGTTGCGCTCAAAACAATCCAATGGATATAGAAAGACTGATAACTCCTTTTCTTCGGAAGATGCGAGAGCCTTAACACACTGGTTGTAAGTCTCACTTTCTTCAAAACGAGTGATTTCGAGACACGCCACATCAAGTAGCAGCCTGAGTGAGTGTTCGAGCGGATTGTTGTATGGATCTGTGTTTAAAGCTTCACGCTCTTCGGATAAATCTTGGTAATATCCATAGAGAGTCATCAGCCAATCAATATTGATTTCTGAGAGATGACGATCTGTTTCATCCTCGCCGGTTTTCGTATCTCGAAGAGTACAACTACCATCTGGCTTGAAATCAATAAGCTGATATTTTTTATAGACTGGTGTTCCGGCTCCACTTCTGTCTTCATCCTCTTCTTCGACAAAGACAGTGTGTGGTAACCAACCATCGGGACGATTAGTTATTGCCGTGATGTTAGCGATAATATCTGTTTGTAACTGATTGAATCTTGTTGTGAATGTCATAGTCGTAATTTTATAGGGTTGTTTGTACTTGTCTGAACTTAATTTTCACAGCGACAAAATCGACAAAGAAGTCTTCCATTGTCTCGTTGAGAATGATTTGTCTAAGCCGTTTCATTTCCTCTTCTGCCTGCCATTGGGTGTTGAATTCATGGCCATATTCTTTGAACTCTTCCAGAGTTATTTCTCCGTCCACAAATCTCCGCATATCATCCTCCCACGCCACGTAATCACTGGAATGGTAGCCGTGCATGAATTCAGAAGGAAAATCAGTTGTATAGTTTTCCACTGTAGGGACTTCTGGAAAATTCCGCCATTCAGTGTTGCCAGTCGTTTGGAATTGTAGCTTTACAGGAGCGATTTTATCATTTCTTTGTTTTGCCGGAATAATGAGGGAGCCACAATCAGGGCAATAGACTTTGCTGTCACGGTCGGCGAAGAAAGATTCCCAATCTTCGCAATGAGGGCACTTCTCAATTACGATCTCTTTTTCAATGGTTGCATAAGATGGCCAAGAATCATAATCTGCAAGAGCTTGTAAGTAGGCTGAGTACTCCTCTTGCGTGTTGAATTTAACCTCTGAGACCACTCCTCCATTTAGAGAAAGAAACTTATCTAATGGAACCTGACCTGTCCATTCGTGGTATTTTACAGCATCTTGTCCAAATATTACTATAATCGATATCATGTTACTTTATTTTTAAGGTGAAAAAAGACCGAGAGTGATATTAATCTCGGTCGGTCAAGTGATAGTTTGGGTATTTAGTTAGTCCAGATATTCTTCAAGATGGTAGAATTTGGTGACAATAAAATCTTCCTTCCCAATATCTACAAAATATTTAAGGTCATCGTAGCTATTGAAGTTGAAGAAAATTTTGTCATCTTCGCTCTCAACTACATCCAACGAGAGTTTGATAATTACATCCAGTTGTGAACCATCGTCTTTGTAGGTAATCTGACATTTCAAATAGTGCGGTTCCTGCTTTGTTCTGTTTTTATAGTCAGCGTATGCTTTGTTGGCTTTGGCGAGAAGAGCATCTTTTCGCTCCTTTATCATCGATTGCATAACTTCGACCAACTCCTCAGCGTAGAAATTAGAGATTGGTAGTTCGTAGTCATCTCCATCAAAGGAGGCATTTACCATCAATGATTCATTTTCAGAAAATGATTTGATCTGGCAAGGAATTCCTGTTGCTGCTTCTACGCCACTGTATGTTCTTCCTGCGGGAGACTCTATCTCTCCACCATATATTTTGGCCAGAGAGAGCATCAACTTTCCTATTGTTTCCCGTGCCTGAGTGATAGTGCTTTTGCACTTGGTAAGTTCTTCTATTATGTCCATAATTTAATTGTTGTATTTGGGCTTACATCGCCTTGTTATTTGTAAATCATCATATCCAATACTTTTCAGTTCGGCCAGAAGTTCTGCATACTCACTTTCTTTGGCGGGAGTGGTTGCCGCGATTACTCCGATATAATCGGCATCAGAGTGTTGTCCAACGCGCATATAGGAGCCAACCATCAGATTTTTCTTATTGCCTTGTTCAGGAAATAAGGCGATGATATCACCGCCTTGCTTGAATTTGCGGAAGATTACTTTCATGTTGCTCTTACCATTATGATTCCAAAATGAGAATACCATCCTCTTTACAAAAATCAAAGCCGAGTTCTGCTGCGATGCGGTCATACTCTTCATCATAGAGTTGGTTGTATTGCTCTTGATATTCTTCTTTGTAGCGGGTTGGTGTGGCATCATCAGCTTCTTCGCCTTCTTCGATGTCTGGTTCAACAAATGCTTCAAAAGGCAGACCGTTAGCTTTTACCATTTTTTCAATGGCACAGTCGCTGGCTTGCTCCATGATGAGCGAGTTGATTTCATCTTTATTCACCCCGAACTCTTCGGGTTTGTAATCATTCAGGTCTTTCATTGTTCTAATTTTTAGAGTTATTCATTTTGTCCACAGATTTCCGTTTCAAGTTCAAAATCACCGACATTTCCAAAGTTGTAGTCTGTTTCGCTGATGATGTTTTCCATATCCTCATCGGTGATTTGATTTGTCTTGTCATTGGTAATATCAAGACGTACTGTGATATATACTGTTCTTGTAGCCATAACTTAAATAGATTTTATTTTCCATGTTCCTTCAAATTCCATATCATTATCGTTGTAGAACAAAGCACCATTACTATTCCCAGCTTGGATTAATCCCTCAATCTCCTCTTGTTCACGTTCAGGAATCTCGGACAGTCCCGGTTCGTCATAGGACCATTCAATGATATGGCCTGCGATCTCAGTTATTCCTGTTGATTTAGGAAGACTTAGAGTGTAGGTAATACTATTAAGGATTATACATAGCCAATCGATGTTTGTGCAAGCTAAGTCGAGATTATCACTGGTAAGGGTTGCAGAACTGCAACAATCTTCATCATAGACCTCAACTGCAATGCCGTTGCCCTCGATTGATACCACTTTTACACGGGAATCATAGCCGTACATTTCGTCGTTGAACCATACAACCCAAGGTACCTCATCTGGGTTTTGTGATAGTTGAAGCTCGGATAGATTGTTTTCTTTGAGTATACCAATAATGGCATCAGTGACTTCACAGCGTAATAATTTGGCACGTTCTTGAAATGAATTAATTTTTTCGTTCATATTTTGGATTAATTTTTTCGGTTTCTACTAAGTAATTTATATCTCGACCTTGTGTCTGGTTATAATTGATAAGCATTGCCATATCCTCATCAGACAATTTGCCTGCTCGTTTCATTTTCGATAAATACTTGTTCAGTTCATCTTGATTTGAAAATACTCCGACCAGTTCACGGCTGTTATGAGTATGCCAGGCATCTGTGCTGTATAGCATGATTACATTATCTGAATGTCTCATCGTTTGATTGGTTTGGTTAGGAAAATGATCTCTACTCGTTGAGAACGTATATATTCGATAGAATCAGCGGAAATGATTTGGTTATTAGAAATGAGACCTTGGTCTTCAAGCATTATCATATCTTCCTCCAAAATATCACAAATAATATCTCCGTTAAGGTTTGAGATGGCGTAAATCTTACCGTCCAAATCTTTGAGAAACTCCCTATCGTCTTTGTAGATGTAGAGATGCTTACAAGGAGCCATAATGATTCTCAGATTATGTTCCCGGAACTTCTCTGCTGTCATTCCGGTTCCTCTGAACAGGGATTTTGAGTTTGTAAAAATGCCCTTCATCAGTTGTCTGACGTACTCTTCATGGTTTATTTCTTCGACTTCGGCAAAGCACATTGCCAAGTCGTCAATAGTAACTTTGAAGTCATCCGGTAAGCGATTCCCAAAGCGATCTTGATTGATGGTACGGCGTAATTGTTCATCTTCCATAGCATTGCCAAGTCCGGGATATTCTAAAAATAGGTATTTGTCCTCATACATAGCAACGCCAAAGGCATCAAACAGATAGGCTGTTACCTTTTTCTCGTCAAATTCAGGGAGGTCGGGAGTGTTTAACTCCATTTCGAGAGACATTAGCCCACCCAATGCCTCGATGTGTTTTGCGTTTATATTCATCGTTATACTTATTTGTTCGATTTTAGAATAGTGATTGAAAAAACAAAGGGGTGAAGAAATTCACCCCAATTCAATTATTATTGATTATCAGTTCAGATGGCAACCTGCAATCCGGTCGGAAGTACCAAAGTTCCGAAATCTATACTTTCTGTATGGAACTCTTTTAGTTCCTCTTTGAGTTTGTCTAATGACTCATTGCGAACCACCTCTCCGCCAATCAGTGTGGCGAAAGATATCTGTTCTCCGAGCAGTACGTTTGCGTAGATATCAATACCATATTCGGAGCCTACCTTTTTAATAGCAAAATAGCCATTGATTTGATAAGGTTTCAGAGCTTTGCTCACAGTTGGCTTTACAAACGAAGCATCATAGTCGGCAATCACCTTTTCGAGCCACGTAGTATGGAAAGTGTCGATAGACTTCGAGAATATGACTACCGGGCGGAAGGATTGAGGAGTGCGGCGCGTCATGGTTATTACGGCAGATGCTCGATATCCCCCGTCACTGATTGATAAGAATGAATTGCCCACTTTGCAGTAAGTATTCATTTTTCGTTGTTCTCGGAACTTTGTGTAACTCAACTCCCCTCCGACAAAATCGCTGTTCAGTCCTGTCTCGTCCTCAAAGTCTTTGATAAGCATCGCTGGGATATATTGGCGACAATAGTTGTGATTTCTATAAATCTCATATGCTTTCTCCAATGAGATCAACTCAATACGAACGTATTCAACATATTGGGCGCTGTACTCTAATACATTGTGCACAATCTCACGGGTCTGTAACTCTTTAGGTAACTGCTTAAACCAACGAAAATTTGTTCCATATTTCATACAGTATTCTACGAAGTCCGGTGTCCATATCGTATGTGGAAGTGCCGGCAGGTTACTATTTTTCTTAATGTAAGCCTCGCACACCTCTTTGGTGAGTAGATGAGAGAGAGTGTCGCTATCAATCACCACAACCTCGCTATTAGGCTTGCTGATGGCAGCTATTAATCGTTGTGGTGTCTGAAATACATCTGGCAGTTTCTTGAAAGCGTATGGCACTACCTCAATGATCTTGTCAGCCATCGCATCATCAATGACAGAGAAAATAGCCGCCATAAGTTCTTGGTGTTTCTCCTTTTCAGCTTTTTGTTCAGCAGTTTGGATTCCGTTATATGAGTATGAAGATGGCTCGTGAAACGATATTTTTTGATTTTCGATAGCAGCCATAAATACATCATAATCATAGAATTGTTTAGGTACAAGACTGAAATCTTTAGCGGCAACATTCAAATAGTACGTTTTCGCTTTATACTTATCCGGAGTGATAAACACCACATCCTCTTGTTTAAGATTCGTAGTAGCCAACTTAGAAAAAAACTCTTTGGCTTTTATCTTGATTGGGACATACGAGAGAAATATCTGTACCGGTTTAATATCCGTTTTGGTTGAAGAACTGTGATAGCCACCCCTACGTCCATAATTTGATACGGTTTCAGAATAGATGCTTTTTACTCCTTCAATGGCAAGTTCTACCGACCAAACTTCCGGTGCGAACAAATGTAGATACTTTAAGTTTTGCTTTGTTCGACTCAGCATTGCTTTCAGCATTGTTTTACTTCTAAACTCAACAGGTACGTTGATAATGTTGGATATATCTTTTTGTACGGCAAATTCGCATATCTCTTTGGTGCGAATCTCTTCTGGTAAACTGGATAATTTAAACCCATAGTAGCTGTATGAATTGCTATTTTTCTCAATAACGCTAACAACAACCTCTCCTGTCAGGTATTTATGAGGAAGGCAGTCTAATAATTGAATATTTCCCTCTTCAATAGCAGCAGCTGCTATTTCGGGAGTTATTAGTTCTTCGGGGAGGTTTGCTACCGCTTCATAGATTCTTTTTCCCATTTTATTATTGATTTAGAGGGTGATTGATTGTTGTGATAAGCCTGCCCTTACGAAAGACGAATATTGGTATTTGCTCTTCGTTGGATTTGGCTACGATGTCATTCCAATATTTGAGTTCCCTGGCATATAGGACTGAGAGCTCTCCTTTATCGTTTAGCTGCATGAATTCCAGTCCTTCCAATGAATTTTCCGACAAGTTGGGTAATTCCGTTTCCGGCAGATAAGTAGAAAGCCCATCGGAATAACGATAGTGCCAATTATCATCCTTAAAAAGAAATAGATGTCCATCAAGTTTCAGAAATTCAGCTTCACTGCTATATCGGGGCAGATGTTTTCCCTTTTTTTCTTTGTCATCTCGAATCTCAGCTCTGCAATGGATGCAGTCATAACCTTCGTCCCAGCTATATTTGCCATAAGGCGTAGCTCCAAGCCCAACAAGGTTGCCAAGTTCAAGTAGTGCCTCGACACGTTTTGGGGTTGGATAGAAATTTTTTAATTTGGAAGCCACTCCATTGTAAAACGGAGTCCACGAGACCGAAGTGTATTTGATAACTTCGCTTTCTTGTTGTTTGCCAATATACAAGCTCATAATTTTATTGATTTTGATTGTTTAACTTACTTTTTGTGCTCCCCAGCGAATGTGGAACTTACCTTGATCGTCCTGTTCACGACGGAAGAGGGTTTCGATGATGTCCGGTGAAATGTCGAACTCCTCAAAAATTTCGGACTCCTCTTTGACTTCGCCGCTTTTGATAAACTCGTTCAGTCGCTCTTTGGTGAGTATCAACGCCATTAGATTCTGCTCAATAGACTCCTCGTAGGTCAGATAGTGAACACGGCGCATCCCAACTGAGTCCAGGCGTATAAAGCGAAAATAAAACTGCTCCATTCGAGGGATGTTCCACTGGAGAGACTCGATTATAATGTCTTCACAACTTGGTACGTTTGCTGAACTTTTCAAACTTTGCTGGGTACAGACCAATAGACCGTTCTCTGTTTTCTCGAATTTATCGAGTATCTTCTGCCTCTTCTTAAAATCGACATTGCCACGAACAACAAACAAAGGACGTTCAGGGAAACGTTCACTCAAAAAATTGGTGTATAACTCCACCGCGTCAATTGAAGTACATCCAATTGCCACTTTCCCTTTGAGTTCATACCTAAGTTTGTTTTCGATGGTAATTGCCTTTTGTGGGTATGGCTCTCCAAAGTAGCCGCTCATTTGGTGCGGAACAGAACATGCTTTGATAAGAAGTTGTATCTGACGTACAAGATTCAACTGAGACTCCTTTTTCTTATCCTTAATGGGATTATAATAGAGATGCAGAATCTCGTGGAACTTTTCAAGGATAGTTCGATAAACTGCTCGTTCGCCATCGCTCGGCGTTACGGTGTAATTAATAATTTCGTACTTCTCACCTGCAAACTCTTTGAACTTACGGGTGATGATGGTCTTTTCGATAAGAGCAGCCAGATGTTCTTGGTTATATACGTCTTGGTTTTGCTTTTCGATACCAAACACCGAAGCTTTGCCCGGACAAAAGCAAGCCTTAAAGAGTGTCGAACCACCACGAGCCGGAAATGGTTCGAGGTAGCGGTCATTCCGTTTCATCTCAATCTCTCCGTCTTTGTTTTGGAAGTAGACGTAATAGGCATCACACATCATATTGACAGAGTTGTTATACAGCAGTTCGAATTGAGAGTATAATTCTCCAATATTGTTTCGTGTAGTTGTTCCAGTTGCCAACAACTTATACTTGGCACGACGGAAGATGTTGAGCGATTGCCTTGTGCGCTGTGCTGACGGATTCGTAATCTCATCCGATTCATCGAAGAGCAGGCAGACTTTATTTGAACGTACTTTCATAAACTCCTTGAGCGGTGCAACTAACTCACCAATCATCGTGAGAGAAAGAAGAACATAATAGCCCTTGGGAATATTTACCAGATGTTCCGGCTTGCTGGCTATGATATATTTTTCACTGTGGCGTTTCAAGAATGGCTCCCATGTCAGATGGATGGCGATTGCAGGAGCAAGGATAACCGTGTTTTTAACATTTATCCTCCTGTGCTTGCTATAATAGTAGGCCACTGCCGTTTTACCAGATCCTTGTTGCCAATTAAGCAGGGCATATCTTTTTTGAAAGACCAATCCCATGTCGTGTTTTTGCAACTCCGTGAACGAGCAAGCCTGCATCTCCTTATTAAAGAATGTCAGGGTATTAATATCTTTATCCAACGCCTCGTCCCGCTTCATTGTCGGAAAAATGCTCGATTGCAGTTCATACTCTTTTCGTTTACGTTCGATATATTTCTCGGCTGCTGCATATTGTCGCCTTAGCTTGGCGGTCATTTTTTCGGGGTGTGGCAGTGTTTTTCCAAAAGCCAGAATACCTTTGAGTGAGACTGCTGTTACCTCAACCTTGTCCAGCAGGCGAGGCGCATATCCTTTCAATTTAAAACCATAGTTTGTTTTGACCAATGCGACCTCTTTTCGTGGTACTACATTCTGGTTTTTAATATACCGTTTCAGTACGGCGAGCACCTTTTTGTAGGTTAGTTTGCGTTTGTCCCATTCCTTGCGCTCATCAACTGAACAGCCTTCTGGCGGTCGTTGATTGCGAAACTTAGCGACTAAAGCTATTGATTTATCATAGTGTTTTTGAAGTGATTTGTGAGTCTTGATTTCGTAAAGATATTTTTTTAGCTTATACTCAAACTCCCGATTTTCTGCCGACACCTCCTCTTTGGCTTCCTGTTGGATCTGCAATTTCGATTCTGCCGTGATGCCTTTAGCTTCCGCAATTCGTTCGGCCAGCTCCTCCATTGAGACAAACTCCTCGGCGTTGTACGGTTTCATATCAATGTTTTTCGACTCCCGCATAAAGACCATAATCTTGGTATCGAACTTGTCAACACCCACGCTTTTGAAAGCATCAGCGGAGAGTTTGGTCTGTCCGATGAATGAGAAGTCCCGGTTTATCGCATTGACCTTGGAGCGTTCCCAGAACTCGTTTTGCAGAAATGACACTGGGACGACCATCATCATCAATCCCGACGGTTTGAGCATCCAGTACGCCTTATTGCAATAGTAATACTGCGATTGAACACCATCGAAGTCAAGATTGAACGGCGGGTTACCAATCACTATATCGAAACGTTCCTCCGGATTGTGAGTACATATATTGGCTAGTTCTATGTTTGCGTTGGGATATAGGTGTTTGGCTACTTTTATGGCATCCGGGTCAATGTCGAACCCATAGGCATTGTGCTCATTTGGTAGGAAGTTAAAGAAGTTGCCCATCCCACAACACATATCCAGTACCATCTCATTCGGCTGTGGTTGAATTGCCTCAACCATCTTGCGGCATATTTCATGCGGAGTAAAAAACTGTCCCATTTCGGCCTCTCGTTTTGCTTGAGCAAAGTCGTGATACGATGAGAAATCCGCTTGTTTTAGTTCGTGTAGACCTCCGATACCGGTGTATCCGTTATAGATTTCTTCGGCAGACATGGAGTTGCCAGTCCCTATTGTTGAAAGTATTTTTGCGTTGAGCGTTTTTCTGGCACTCTGTGATATTTGTTGTGGAGTTATTTGATACATTATCTTCTGGTTTATTACATTGATACTAAATAGCCGAACTCTCTGCGTTCCTGCTCACACTGCTCTTTGAAAGCATCTGTTTTATAAAAAGGCACTGTGTTCGATGCGTATTTCTCTGTCATCTCGCGCTTGAAGTAGTTAAAGTGCTCTATAAGCATGTCACTACCCTGATAGATGTCGAGAATATTGATAGCATCGACCACATCACCATCAAGGTTCACACGACTATTGCCATAATCTTTTGCATACTTCTTAAAGCCCTCGGCTCCAAGTATGCGAGCTATACCTTCTAAGGTTTGTACTCGTCTCATATTCTAAAATTTGATTGAGTTAAAAACTTTGTCTATCTCAGCCTGTCGAAGTCCGATGTAGACCTTTGTAATATCTATGCTTGAGTGCCTGAATATTGAGTTGAGCAATATTAGAGACTCGGCACTTCGACCATTGCTTTCGTATACATATCGTCCGAAAGTCTTTCGAAAAGTGTGTGTGGAGAATGCCTTGATCGGTAATCTGTATCTCACCCTAAACTTTTTGAGCAATCGGTTGATATGCTCCAAAGAATAGACTGTTTGAGTTTTTGGGTTTAAAAAAGGCGAACCTTTTTTATCGGGTTCGCCTTGTAGAGTGTATAGCTCTTTGATCTTTTGTTGGACGGAGGAGTTAAATGTGATCCGTCTTCCTTTCTGGGTTTTCTTCTCAGTCTTATCGAGAAATTCTCGGTTAAGTATATCCTGCCATGTGAGGGTTAATACATCTGAGGCTCGTAAAGCAGTACAAAAGGATAACCTGCAATAGAGCTCCCACATATATAGTCCATCATTATGCAGTCCATCTACCAATCGATTGAAGTCTTCTATCGACAAGTAGTCTGCTGTTGTTAGTTTTCCTTTGTCTCTGCTCATGGTTTTTTACGGTAAATTGTCGTTTGGGATCTCTTTTCCGGTGTAAGGGTCATAAACCTCACAAGACGAAAGACATTCGGATTCAATCCCCCATAACCCTTGGTCATAACTATAAAATATCTCTATCGGAATTGGCCTGAGCAAACAGTTTTCGGCTTCGTCCTCCGTCATTCCGCAATGCTCCATCAATTCCTTTTTCTTTCGTTGATATGCTACCGGTGTTTTGTCTGGGGATAGGTAAATATCAACCACATCGCCCTCGTCTTCAGTTATTCTAAGTTCGTCATCCATTATATTACATTTTTAATTATTCTTTTCAGCATTGTGAACCAAATAGATTAGCTCCACAATTTCAGCTTTGTTGTTTCTCATAAATTCAGCAAATCCATCGTCAGTAGATTCCAAGCCCTCTTCTTTACAATACTCGTGATACCGCTCAAACATGGCATCTTCAACGGAATGAGAGTTCACTACCATCCGATTGTAACATATTTCAGGATCTGACCAACTACCTCTCCAGATAAACCTTATTGGTTTTATGCCATACCAATATGGTAGTGATTCACGTCCTCTTTTTGTCGTAATCAACTGCCGCTTCGATGGGACACTCGAAAAACTCAAGCCTCCTTCCATAGGGGCTTTGTTGGTTTTATCTATGTATTCACTCAGTTTCATCTTTTGTGACCTACTCGTTGTTCGTACTTTGCCATTTGCTTCATAATCATATCACAGAACTTTTGACCATCTTCACTGCCGAGACCGAAGTAGTTAACCATTGCCATAATATTGTGACGATACTCGCTCTCCCATTTGATAGCGTAATGATCGCCCATAACCTTGCCGTACGTTTCGGCAAAAAGTTCGCGGGTGAGTCCTTCGCCATCACCGTAGTTATTGACCCATAGGCAAACTCTGGCAAGATAGTTTTGATTTAACTCATCCATATTATTGCTTATTAATCACTGATAATGGAACCCAAATGGCCTGAGAACTGAAATCATCGAATGCCTTGCCGTACTCAATAGATTCGCACAGTTCAAAGATGGACTTCTTTTCGTATTGCAGTTCGAAATATTCCTGGGATTCAGGCCATGTAACCGGAATAAAGAGTTTGTTAGCATCTGGCTCAGTGCCGGTGTGGGCTGTATAGAAGTGTTCTGGCACATACATCGCTCCGTTGTCCTCCGAGTTGTAACTGTCGTACCCAACTTCACAGTCAGAGAAAAACTTGCTATCTTCAGGATATTTGACCAACACATATCGTCCGGTCGGTTCTGTAAACTTCCAACTGTGATCGCAAGAGTGACAATCGTACATTTCACTTTGAGAATCAAATGTGCTGGCACCTTTACCGCACTTAGGACAAATAAATTTAGGGATTTCTAAACCTTCACTGGCAATGATTTCCATGCTCTGCCAGAATAGTTGTTCGCAGTAATCACTTTCCATCTTTTGTGCAAGCTCTCGCATATCTTCATCATCGACATCATCGACATCAAAACCTCGGTGTGTTAAATCTTCTCGGCTTATTGCGGTAATCTGAAAGTATGGCAACTCTTCGGTGAGCTGATTGAGAAAACTCACCTCTGAGGCATTCTTATTATCTTTTTTCTCGAAGTATTGGTGGAGATCTTCTACTAATTTTCGATTCATATAATTTACTATTTAGGTGTTTGCTTTGATTACCTGTTCATTATCGAGTCCGATAAAATTTGCCCCACACTCTGAGCAAGAGTACCCCTCTTCGAGGTTGGTGTCATCTACGTCAATCATTGCATATTTCAATGCTTCTTCCTGACAATCAGGACAAATTTTAGGCTCATTGGGCTTATTGTCGTTGAATTTGCCGAGCAGAGAATCCATAGACCAACCACACAGAGCTATCAGAAGTGCATCACAATCGCCATTCTGATATGCTTTGATAATATTGGAGCCAATGTGATGCGGCTGTTCTTCGTCACTATTAATTTCGTCTAATACAACTTCGGCAAACCTTTCGCACTTATCCGTGTCTTCAAGTATGGATTCAAGGGTGTCTCCGTTATCCTCTTCTGAACTATCGACTTTCCAATAGCCATAATCTGAACCATCTCCGGGGTGGGTTCCAAATGTATAGCCTTCCGGTGCGTATTGCTCAAGCGTTTCCAACAGCTCTGTAAATAGCCATGAGGCATCCTCGCTTTCCCACCAATTAGAGGTTTTATCTTCTTGTGCATAAGCGGGAAGTTGATCCATCAGTTGCACATACTCAGGGGTATCGCGAATGACATTCATAAAAGCAGGAATAAGTTCCTGATATCGCATCGTCCCATGCGACACGCTTTTGTCAAGTGTGGCGTGGATAGTATTTTGAGTTTTTTCGTCTATGAACATGTGTATATTATTTTTTGATGTATTGTTAGGTTGTTTTTTCTCTTCCTCGATAATAATCAGCTTTTGATTTTCCTCGCAGTTGCAGCACCAACAGTCGGCAGGCTCTCGAATCATCTCATCGATAAATTCAGTGGTGGTTTCGTAATTCTCGTTTAGTTTCACCCAAACTTTGGCCTGCACGTCATCAGACCCACAAACCGAACATACTATTTTTGACATATTATTTGATTTAGCCGCTTAGTACCAACTCAGCAGAACGTCATCATTGTTCTGGTCGCTGGTTGTGATTAAATTGTCGAGAGCTGACACAAATTCGTCAATGGTCAATCCGATTTTTGCCAACTCCTTAGTAAGGAACCCCTCTCGTTCCTTGAAGTAGTCAGTTTGATTGATAATTTCGTCTTTTAACCGTACCAGTTCACTTCTCGGCAGGTCGTATTCGTTATCATACTCATCTCCCTTGTTAGTGGTGATTTCGAACTCCATAAAGATTAAGTCCAACACCTCTTGTGATTGGTAGCCACATATAACTGTGGAAGTGTACTGCACTTGATATTTTTTTGCTATATGTAAATTGATACTCATGTATTGATTCTGTTTAATAATGATGTGATTACCAATAGGGGCATTTCTTTACTTGTTTGATGTGAGGCCACCTACTTGATAGAGGAGCCCTGGCATTTGCAGTGGGCTCCTCATCAATGTAGGGGCGACAACTAAATTTACTGATCCACCACATCGTGCCTGCCAAGCAATTAAATTGTTTACTTTCTCTTACGCCACTCTGAGACCTTTTTCTTGATATCAATATTGTTGTCCGCCAGCATCTTTTTCAAGACAGCAAACAGTCGCCATCCTTCACCATTCTTGTACATTTCTGCTTTGGCTGATAGAAATGCAAGAGACTGAAATTTGTCCAGACGATTTCCTGCATCATCAATGGCAACACAGTTATGGAAACGAACGAGGTTCTGCATTGTAAAGAATGCACCAGAACCTTTGTAGGCATCTACCCATGCTTTGCTCTGGGGTGTGTCACATCGCATATTGATACGCATTTCATTAAACTTTTTAGCCGCAGTGTATAGTTGGGAAGCGTTCTTTGCTTGTTTGATATGTGTTATTGCTGCGTATAACGGGTTATACAATTTACTTTGCAAATCTGACACGAAAATATTCTGGCTATTAATGCGCTTGTAAGGTACTCCCTTACATTTTTTCACATTCAGGTTATTCACACGCTCTTTTAGCTGTACAATATAATCATTCGCCATAGCCATAACAACGTCAGTGTTAAACCAACGATTACGATCTGTGAAATTTACGGCATCCCTTTCCGACATTTTCATCTGAGCGTATAACTCATCCATTAACATTTTCCACTGATAATCATAACCCAAACGATGAATCATGTTCGTCACACCTACCGGTTCTTTTGAACGATGAGGTGTATAAGACATCATGTGAAACATTTGAGCCATAACCCAGCGTCTGAACAGACGGCGGTTAGGGACTGTTCCTTGTTCAATGATGTGACTGAAAATAGGATCGTTGTCATCAAGCATGGAAAGTACACCATCCTTGTTTGAACCGATATACTCGCCACCGTTGGCCCCCTTCATGGCAAATAGATTATTTACATCCACGCCGGCACTGCGAAGTGCATCAATACGTTCCTGTGCTGTTTTGGGCAGTTTCGTTGAGGGGCTATGTTCCGTTGCTGTTACCTCCAAACCTAAACCCTTGCCTACAATTGCGATTACAGCAGTAAAGTCGCCCTTTGCAATTTCGGGCTTTGCGCCGCACTTGGGACACAACATTTTTGTCTCTTTTTTCATTTTCTTCTTTTTATTATTGTGATTAATTACAGTTAGTCTCTATCCAGTTTTTGAGTATCACCAAATCTTTATCGACCTTACTTTTCCAGAACCATTTGCCCATCTTTTCTGGGTTCCATTTAAACCCGTTGATAATCTGGCAGAGAACATATAATTCGAGTTCAATTTGTGCTTTATCCCGACGTTCACCATACAACATAGCATCATCACTTAAACTCCTTTCGGGCACTGCCATGAAATATTGGTGCGGCTTGCTTTCGCTGCGCTCTGATGGAACTGAGTTTTTATACCGAGAATACAGTTCTTCCACATTTGCGAAAAACTCATCTTCGTTGCAATCCGTCACCCCCAATTCACCTTCATATCTGCCGTCTTGTATGATAAACTTGCCGTTCAGTTTTAGACTTCGGGACTGGAAATCAATTCTGAAGTTTGCACCGTCCTCGACAGCTTGGATAGATGCTTGATAGATATTATTCATGTTTCCTCAATTATAAATTAGATGCATTCAAATCGCTGACGCATTACTTTATCATTCTGATAAATACAGTTTCTCCTGGTCCTGAACCTCGGTTATAACCAGGTTCAGGGACCAGGTATAATACTGTATGTTAAATTCGACTCCTTGTGCATTAATCGGTTGCGTTACCATTTCTCTTTTAAAAGAAAGTCTCAATTAGGATGGCACATAACTTTACTGTTTTTGATATGAGCAGCTATTCTGCTGGCCCCATCACGTCATATCGGAAGATATACGGAGATGACGTATGGTTCCAGCAGTTGCAGAGCTGCACCATTAAATTTCCTAATCTGGGCTTTCACTTTGTGCTAAGTTCTTTTTGTTGTGATTCTCAGAATATTGGCACATTCCTCTATGAATTTGATGTTTAGCGTGGCTGGAAGCCTAAGCAGCGGCGTCGTATAACGGTAGGGATCACGACGCCGCAGCGGAGGCTTATTGAGCACGATACACTAAATATTATTCCCTTGAATCACGTTTTGTGCTAAGAATAAGAAAGTTCTCATAACAACGACACATTGCTTTATACTCTTGATGTTACCCGCGTTTCCAGCTCAGAAGAGTCTGAAGGCGGTTTATGAACGGCCTTCAAGACTCTGTAGGAGCTGGTTCCGTACGCGGGTTGGTAAATTGTTGTTCCTTGAACTTCACTGATGTGTTTCAGTATCTCTGTGTGAATGTCAAGCAAGCGACACATCTCTTTAATCTCTTGATATTTACAGGTAATTCCAGAACCAAGATGGGATTCACCGGTTGCTAGACCGGTGAATCGTAATATGGGTTCTGGTATACATACCTGTAACATTAAATTCTCGCTCTTCATTCATTAACCGTGTGCTCGGCATTCCTATAATGATGAAACCAATGTGTTATACACAGTATGGCTTGTAAGTATGGCATTCTGCATACAACCAATTGTCAGATAGCCTGATATGTTATTGTTGGTCTTATTGCGGTTTGCTTTTACATTCCGCCCCAAACCTCGGACAATACAGCCATCGCCCTTTGTCTTGATATATCCCAGACCGCCTATCTTGCGTTTTCTTGTCTCGATGGCTCTTAGGCAATCCATCACAAACTTGTTTAGTTCATCTATATCTTTTCTGACGTTGCATACAGGTAGTATTTGTGTTGCCCAGCTAAATTCACCGTTACCTTTATAGAGATACCGATTCACGGAGTTAATAGCTTTTGCCAGAGTGATACCAGGCTTACGGATAGTTCGTGACTCAATTTCTTTCTGGAATGTTTTGATGCGGCTGGACGATAGAGAAATCATATTGCCTTTGATGCTAAACCCCAGAAATTTGAACCACTTGTCAGCCGTTAGATATTCCACTTTTTTAGGGTTGAGAGCCATTGACATCTCACTAAGTCGTTGTTGAAGTACGGTCATTGCTTTCTCGTAATCATCTCCGATAAAAAGCATATCGTCTGAGTAGCGTACATAGAAGCCATTCAGTTGAGACAACTCATCATCGAGGTCGTATAAGAGAACATCTGCCAGCCAACTTGCCACGGCGCAACCTTGTTTCAGCGACTGGAACTTACTTTTGAAATTGTTCTCTTCATCGAAGTATAAGTCGCAGTGGTAATATTTTCTCAATACGTCAATCAGGGCTGAATGGCCATATTTTGTTTCCACATTGTCAAATGCCTCGTCGATATATCGAAGCGGCACACTGTCGAAGTATTTGCTCAGGTCGGACTTCCAACCCAGACAGTCACCACTGGGAGCATTCGTGATTTGAAGACTTACCTCTTTTACAACCTTGCCGCATCCAATACCTGTTTGATATGATTTACAAGACTTATGAAGCATTTCTGGCATCAGGTCGAACAGCAAATCGTTGGCGATACTCAGTATTACACGATCCATAGGTTCATTGACGTAAACCGTGCGGAACTCGCCATTATCTTTTGGTATCAGTGCAGTATGGGGTGGAGAGATTTCATACTTGCCTTTCAGCATTGCATCGGCAATCGCCAGTCTGGTATGCTCATCAGTCAGCCGTATGAGTTGGTCTTTGCGAATGTCTTTGAACACTCCTTTCTCAATTGCTTTCGTCCATCTGTCGATGTCGAAAAACATATGCAAAATTTTATCTGCCATAATCTTCATTTTATTGGTTTTATTCAGAGTAGCTAGTGAATTACTTTTTTGTTTATTTCAGGGTGATTAATTTCTTTCGTCAGCCCAGATACAATTATTATAGCAGCACCCCTCACTATCCGTGTGAACACCAAATTGCACAGTTGCTTTGCCGAAGTCTGTAAGTTGTTCGTCCCACAATCTTTTGACGGTTTCTTCACCCAAGTCCTTTACATATCTCAGAGCATAATATTGAAACTCATGCGTTGTTTCATCGTAAAATGCAGTTGGATTACAATAGATTAAGCAACTGTTAATCATCTCTCGGCAACTTAGTTCGTCAGCAATATGTTTCTCTTCGTATGTTCTGTTGTTAAAACGAGGCAATGAATTTTTAGCCTCTTCAATTTGTTTTCTTGTCATTTTCTGGTATTTATTAATTTGATTTTGAGCTAATCAATCCAGAAAGTTCCGCAGTGTGGGCAGTGGCTTCCACAGGGAACGTTGTTATCATAGTACACCCCTCGGTGTCGGTTGTAGTCCATATCGCCAAAAGTGCATCCTCCGGCTTTGAATACCCGATTCAGTTCTGCTTCACGAGCAATTTGGTCGGCATTTTTTGATTTGGCAATAGTTTGAGGCTTTCGTGGCTTATCCATAGAGAATACAGGGGAGTCTGATTTATCCAACCAATCGCTGCACATTCCAAAGCAGTTCTCAAGGCTATATTTGTCTGACTCTGATGTGTAAAGGTTTTCTCTGACAAATGGGAATGACTTGTCGATTTTTAAATACTCGAAATCCCCGGAACCTTCTCCAGCGTTATACAGTGCGACAGCAATCTCTCCCTTAAAGTGAATCTGTTTAAAATCGTTTTCTGAGTCAGAAGAAAGAACGGCTGTAAGTTCATTACCGAAATAGAGCCTTAGTTCGCCGCCTCCCGATGCGTTTCTTACAATGGAGTCAATTTTCTCAGCTTCGGGAGTTCCTTTTTTGACACCTAACTTTTGTCTGATTTTATATGCGTCCATTGCATAGCTTCCATCTCTCCACGGATTACACATGAAAGCGGAGTGCCAGCCGTCAATTTCAAGTCCGAGTGAATAGAACATGGAGATATTGCCGGTGTTACGTAACAATTCTTCAACAGGTGTCGATTTATCATTTTCACAGAGCCAGTCCCGAATCTCTTCCTCAGTTTCTTCGTATAGCTCTTCGGTTCCATCTTGCTCCATCTTTTGACGTATCTCTTTGAGGTATTCGCCTTCCGGATAATCCCACCATTCCAACACCTTTTCATGTATTGAATCCAGTGAGTTCGAACTGACGGATTTTTGAAGTAGGTCTTTACTCTCACATAAGTTGTCTCGGTAATCCACAAAGTATAGATTCACGTAGCTTGGTAAGTATGTTTGAATTTGTGCATTCATAATGGATTTTGTTTATTGAATTCTACACGCTGTTTGTTTATAAATTCCTGTGTGTCTTTGCGATACATCCCGTCAAGTGAAATATCATACTTCACACCAAATTTCTGTTGAAGCATTGGGGTCATGTGTGTTTCCCAAAGTTCTAACCTCTGCATCTGCCTGTCGGATTCTTCCGCAACTTGGGTAGCAAATGAGAGTATGTTGTCCAGATTGCTCATGTTTAAGTGATTGAAAGGGTTTGCTTCACGGTGTTTAGCTTGGTTTTAGAGAAGATCCAGCCTGCTCCACATTTGAGACGGGCATTAAAACTGCCACCTAAATCACTCAATAGCCCTTTGATGGGCTTGGTGTCTCCAATAACGGCGAAGGATTTTTCGGAGTAGTCAATAATCTCGACACCTTGCACGTTCATGGATTTGGAGTCTGGTTTTGTAGCGGTTGATTTATCCTTCGGACTTGATTCAATAACAGGTGAAAAATCTTTCTCGTAAATACGTTGGTGAATCAGCGTTCTGGCTATCTCACATCTTTCTGCTACATAATCTTCCATTTCGTATGACTTACCGAGCTCTGAATTTAGCGAGACAAGTTCTTCGTTCCTTCTCTCATCGCTTATATTTCTGTCGATTGAGATATGACCAATGCCTCCGTAGCGTTTGATAAAAGGGCTGGTAATAGAGAATGAAGAATCTGTCATTCCATCGAATCCCTTATCTACAAACAATCGGGTGATTTCTTTGACTTGTGGCTCTGATGGTCCCTCATTCCACTCAACAATGTAAGAGTCATAATAATGCTTTCTGACAGAAAACTTTGTAGCTGGGAACTTATGCTTGAGAAGACTACGAAGATTATTGGCTGCGGTTTTTTGTCCATCGTTCTTTGTTACAATGGTGAGAAAGCCATATTCTTTTTCGATGCGTATTTTTTCCTGCTCTAATTCTGCGTTCTTTGCCTGCTCTTCTTGTAGAATCTCCTCACTATCTTTTTGTAGGAGTTTCTGAACTTTTTCACAATCAGTAACCATAGAGGTTTTGTAGTGTGACAACAATCCAGTATATCTCATATAATCGAAACCCTGAGCATCAACTGTAATTGCCCGACCAGATGGGGTACGGATAAGTGTAAAGAGAAAATATATAGTTTCACGTTCAAACTCTGAGAGATTGTCAGAATCCCGTCCTTCTTCTATATCATCAGAGGCACTTCCTCCATTATCTTTTACAATATGACCTCTGTTCTGATAATCAAGTGCTGTAAAATTGTCTTCGCTCATTTCGACAATATCCACGATTTTACCCAGTTCGAGTTTTTCGCTGAAGCTTTTGTGAGTACTCAAGTGGTATTTTAGCATATCCGTCAGGTCGTTAAATTTTGAACCTTTCTGATAGCTATATATGAAATCGCCAATATTGATTTCTCCGGCGGTTTTGGCATTGTTTGCTTCTGCTTGTTCTTGATAGCGAAGATAGTTCTCAGATACAGGGCGTGGAACGAATATAGGATCGCCTTTATCGCTTGTTCCATCAAACCAGTAGATTTTATGCCACTGGTTAAACTCTGGATTGATGTTGGTTTTGAGTAACGCAATCATTGACTCTCTGTCCAGTCCTCCTAAATTGCAGTTACCGCTCATTAGAAAGCAGGTGGCACCATTGTTCCAACTACCCTGTGTGATGCCGAGGTTGTGACCTTTGAGTACCAGTACACTATTGTCAATAGAGAGATAATACCTTTTGCGTTTTGCTGCAAATATGGCTTTGCCCTCCTGTATTGAATCGATTGTTATCTCGTTGATGGAGGTTGCAGCAAGTGAGTTTACTTTTATCACGGTGAGCTTGTCACCGGCTTTTATTTGTTCAATCATCGTTTTAGTTATTAGAGTTTATACTTAGCAGGCAAGCTGAGTGACGAAATACATAATATAATCGGATTCAAGCCCCAAGTTAGAGCAAGCATCCTCAAAGTCTCGGTCTCTTAGGTCGCCTAAATTTTGCATATCTCTGAGATGACGCAGTTCGTCTTCCAGATATTCTTCCGCTTGTTTCTTGTCGCAACTGCATGTGTTACAGATCCTGTCTATTATTCCCATAAGTTTATATTTTTATTGGTTGTTAGTGATTCAGTACTCTTTCGCAGATAGATTCTTGTTTCAAAACCATACTGAACCCAGACATATCGCTGTCTTGCGGCGATTAAGGTCCGTCGAACCTCCATAACCTCTTTCAGATTCTCCTTTATCGGATGGCACATTCTCAAAGGGTTGGCACCGAAAACTAAGCCTCGCACGTTTTTATAATGTTGGTAAATCCACCAGGTAGTCATCCGTTTTACAATGAGGACACCCCCAGAACTGACCATCTTCATCTTCCAGCCATTCCATTTGCTCCTCATTGCCTTGTAGTGGCAGTTCTGGAGCATCAAATTGCGGATTCCTGTCTATTAGAATCGTATCGCAATTATTGCATTTACACAAATAGTCTCGCTCCATATTATTAGGTGTGTGTTTGCCAGCCTTTTGTCGGTACTAATTGTACACACATTGACTGGTCGGGTGAACCATGATATACCAAGCCACCCACAAGACCTTCACGTCCGTCCGGGTAGCGTTGTACGAAAAGGAATGAGAGCGGAGCGAAGTCATAATGCAGTTCGATTTCACACGGGCGGTCAGGATTGCTGGTTTCCCAACTTTTTAATCTATCCAAACATTGTTGCAATGTCGGGTCGTTTGTTTCTGCGGCATGTTTCATTGCTTCGTCATACCGCTCTTGGCAGAATATTTTCATCGTTTTATTTTTTATGGATTATTCACTATGTTAATTTTGTATCGGTTCATCTATTAGGAAGATGAATTTTGCACAGTTTCCAGGCAAAGTACCGGCATCATTATGCCGATAAAACCCTTCAGTTTCAAAATCTACATCAACCGGGTGACCTTCTGATGTTTCCAGAAAGTCCTTTATTTGCTTTTGCTCCTCCTCACTAAGACCTGTATAGTCATCGTTGACAAGGGCACAAGCCCAATAAACAGGGAGAAGGTATATAATAGGATATGCCATAATCGGATTCTTAAAAGGTAAATTCCACATAAACCGTAGTTTCACCTTTGCGGAGCCGTTCATGGTTCACATCGTCGTACAGATGGGTGCTAAACTTTTTTGCTGATGGGATATACTCATCCCGAACCCACACAGGAGCAGTTTCAGAGTCATTCAGTCGGAAAAAATCACCCTTTTTGAGCTGGCGGACTGTTGCAGTCTCAGCCTCATCGTTAGTACGCATAGACTTCTTGATATTCCGATTCATATATCTCGAAATTATATAGGTTCTCTTCGTCACTGGCAAGGTTTTGCCAATGGTCACAAACAAACGATTGAATCACATCCAAGCAGGCATTTGTTTTCTGCTGGAGTAATTCAATCGCTCTATCTTTCCACTCGCCACTCTCGGCAAGTTCCAGTAATTTTTCTTCGCTCATATTCGTAACATTTTAAGAATCAATAATAAATTCATCCTCATAGACTTCGATAATCGCACCGCTACCACAGATTTCTACAGTCCAGCGGTTACCTTCTTGGCTGAGGATTAGAATGTTTCGATAGCCTTTGTATGGGGTTATCAGGGTTGCATATTTTCCTTGCATAATCTTTAATCTATTTGTCAGTTAATATTTAGTTGATTGGAGTATGTTAAATCTCCTGTGGGGGTTCGTCGTTCTCTGATTTATAAAATCGGTCACCTTCAGCCCATTTCATCGCTTCAATGTAAAGTTGAAAGGCTTCTTCCAATGAAAGTGAATCGGCGGGAATCAAAGCGAGTGTTTCGCCCATACAGACATCACTTTTGTGATATTCCTCTTTCACATCATCAAGTGTCAGTTTTTCTTCTTTACATATAGCTTCAATCTCATAGAAATCTTCGTCGCATGTAAGGCATTGAAAGGCATAGCCTTCAGTGGAAGACTTGGTTAATGCTTGTCCGCATTTAGGGCAGAATTTCCGTGTTTTCATATTATTTCCTCCTTAATTGATAGAGCTACCATCCAGACAATGTACATGATAGCATCTTTTCGAGTTGGTAATTCCGGATCATCACAGAGGCTTTTTACAGCCTTGAATAACTGCTCGTCAGAAACTTCTGCCAGTTGTTTTTGCACATACTTTTTGTCGGCAATAACAGAACACGCATCATCAGCTCTACCGGATTCGGGGACTGAATCAACATCTTTCCGAGTCAGCCCGACTTCCTTATGCAAGTAGTCGAGGTAGTAGTAATTAAGCCTGCTCATAGTCGATGTCGAATTTGAGGTGTAACTTCCGGCAAATCTCTTTTGCGGTATATCCTCCGCTATAATCCTCGCCGAACAATTCAAGGCTACCGAAATAGGCGATGAAATCATCTATCTTGTGCTGCATCGGGAACAATACCCATTCGTCCCAATAGCTGCAACAGTTTTCCATAAAGACTTTGAGATGTTTTTTGCCCCAGTCTTTCGTGAAGATTTCGTTGAGAGCAATTTCGCTAATCCAACCATAGCTGTATCTGTTCGTGCCGGATTTATAGACACATTGCCAGCTTTTTACGTTGGGCACATATCTGACAAGCAGACCATATTCAAACAGGCTGGTGGCTTTGTTGAGGTCGCCACCGTGAAAGGTTCTTTGCTTCATATCTTATGATTTTATTGGTTTCATTCAGAGTAGTTGCCCGATTACTTTTTTGGTTATTTTATCGGCAACATTTTTTTGTAGGGCACAAAAAAGCCGGAACACTTTGCAGGATTCCGGCGGGAAATATTGAGTCGCTTTAGGTGTTAGAACCCGAAGCATGGGACACGGGGACAAGACAATACAGCATAGGCTATAATTCCCATCAGTACCAAACCGGTAATAAATACAGTATTGGCAATCAGATCTTCGTGCTTCTGGATCAGGGAATATATTTTTTTCATATTGAGTTTATTTAGAGGCTGGTAAAAACAAAAAAGAGCATAAGACGCTGGTTCTATGCTCTTTCGAGACAAAATTGTTTCTGAAAAGTCCGGCAAATTACCAGACGTGTGAAGCGTTACGCGGCTGGTGTTGGTGGCAATGGTCTCCACTTATTTCGGAGAAACCGCACATTATACACCCGTTGCAATACCTCGTTTTTGAAGCTACACACAGTTACCGTGTCGCGATTCTCTTGCAATTCGCCACTCTCTTTCAGTCGCTGGAGCGTACTCTTGCACGCTTTGAAGTTCTTAAAGCAGCCAAAACTTTTGGTTCCCTTAACATCGTGTAATTCTATCATATTACCGGCATATTTATTTGTTGTTACTTTCTTCACGTAGTCCACTCTTTGCACCACATTTGATACTGGGCATTGAGCATTTATAGAGACGTTTCCATATCCTTACATCAATCGTTTAAGGAGATTCCACGCAGATTCACCGAATTTCCGGCATATAAAAGACCGCAAAGATTCTCCTTTGCTTCCTGCATATCCGTATCGGTTCATTAGGTATCGGACAAATTTGTGGGTAATAAACTCTAATTTGCCTGACCTGTTACTTGCTTGCCTGTTAAAATACGGCGATATACTTACTTCAAAATGAGCCGTAAAGTTGGCAGATACTTCGTTAAAAGCTATTAGTCTGTACATAGTCATAGATAATTCGGGCAGAACTTTCCCACTAAACTCGTGGAAAAATCTGAATGGATTACACGTTACCACATAGGTACGGCATACATAAAAAAGTAGCAGACAGCAGGTCTATTTCAACCCGCTATCTGCATACTCCCCAAACCAAACTAACTGTTACCACGCAGTTACGCAGCGGCTTGAGTTGCTTGCTGGTGCTTGGTCGCTGGTTTTTTCGCTTCTGTTTCAGTAACTTTTTCAATAGGCTTTTCAGCTTCTTTCGGCAATTCCACACGGAAACCGAGTGCGTCGAAACTTGCCTTTGTTGCGGCGTGAATTGCTTTTTTGTAGTCCCTTGCGGTACGTTCTAAATCCTTTTTAGTAGGAACAAGACCGATTTTTTGCCACACGGATTCCTCCAGTTCATAGCGTTTAATACGTTCGCCATTTTTTGTCTGGAAAATGATTTCAGTCGGAGTTGAGGCACGAAGTTTTGACCGGATACCGTCATTGTCGGCACGTAGGTCTGTTTCTTTCTGTTTTACAGCCCAGAAAGTAGCCACTACATTTTTCCATACACGGAATACTTCGTCCTGCGATTTGTCGGCAGGTTCATATTCAGCCCCGAAAAAATGTTGTGCGGTACGTGTTTCTACTCCATCTTTGTTGGTTGATTTGTACACCAATACCACACCTGCAAAGTTTGTTGCCAAATTTGCCAATTGTTCTGCATTTAACTTACAAGTTGCCATAATCTTTTAATTTTTAGATTGTTAATGAATTGTTTGAACCTATGCAATAGTGCATATTGAGGGCAGGCAGGGACTCGAACCCCACATTTTGCCAGAGTATAGCAAAACACGGCAACCTTACCGTCAGCCCATAAAAAATGCACGCAATTCATTCACCTGAAATGCGTGCAATTTTTTCAATATGCCTCACTCAAAAACGTGCCACATAGTTTGCTCCACAAGAATAAAGCGTTATATTTGCAGTGTTCAGACAGCAAATAGATACTATTCTGCATCGTGGCAAACCCTTTGGTACTCCAATTTCGCAAAGGTGTTTCTTTGGCACGTCCCGCACCTTTTCCAGTGCGGCAGCTAACAGCAAGGCGGTGGGCGGCTGGTGATTTCAGTGCATAACATTGGCATACACTCTTTCTCAAGCTCCGTGCGGATTGTTTTTCCCGCATTGTGAACTTTACTCCGGCTGCAACTGGGCAGACTTATGGCACTATTTTTTCACTACCTTGTTTCCATACAACTCACGCTCCCAAATTATTGCGTTTTGTGTATGCGGTCAAAGTACACGTACTTTGCCGTTCCTACTTGCTACATTGGTTTGTAGTTCCGTGCGGTGTGGTTGTTTAACACCCTCTTTAATCGCTCCAAAGCGAACGGACGTTTTTTGCTTTTCCAGAGTGCAAAAAAAATGTTTCCAATAAAAAAACTCTTTTGTTTCTCGCTTTTGCGGTCTGTTTTTCTTTTTTTCCTAAAACTATTTTTTAATTCGTTTTTTGATATTGTTTTTTGTTTGCCGTTCGGCTTGTTTCGTTTGCCGTTCGACATGATTAAGTATAACACCGTTTTTTCAATCTCCAAACTTTTTGAATATTTTTTTTTCGGTGTGGCTCTTTGCATACGTCAAAAATAGACTTGAACACACACGCACGCGAGGGGGAGGCTGTAAGTAGTTGAATATCAACTTAAAAAGAAAAAGATTGATTTTTGAAAAAATATTTTTCTTTCTGTTTTTTGGTTTTGGGTATGATTATGAGTGTATGAAAAAATGAAAGATTATTCAACTATCTGATTATCAATGTATTAGAATTGTTAAGAAACGACAATTGAATAAGAAAATTATTTTTTACTTTCAAATTTTGAATATACAGAGAAAAGAGGTTTACTTTTGTACAAAGTAAACCGTCTAACTAATTGAAATACAATGGTGTGATAAAAATAAAAAGATGAGGGAGGGTGTGCCTGCCGGTGCGAGGTGTATACGTGAGATGGGGGTAATTTTTCAAGTCTCGTTTTAGGATTTACTTACTTATCGTAAGTAAGTAAACGGAGTTCCAAAGACACCGTTCTCAGCTCCTTAATGATGGGTTTTGACTTATACAGAGAATAGGATGCTTTGCTTCTATGTATATATGAATAAGCATGAGGTAAGTAACAATGGAATACACAAGAGCTTAATAGCCAGCCCAATTTATTTCATCAACTGTATATGTTGGATAGGGAATCTTTATTGTCGAGGTGTATATATTACAATTGACGTTTTTTCGCCTGGTTGATTTCCGCTACTTATTTGATATTTTTACAATGAAAAAAGCGAAGCGGGAAAATCTCACTTCGCTTTTCTGTTTTTACTCATCAGGTTGTTCCGGTTCTTCGGGAGTTCCCGGTTCCTCAACTGAAGGAACCAGCCCTGTTGCTTCTTTGTAAATAGGGCGAGGATGGTTCCCGTGATTCTCTGTGTCGTGCAGGGGTGCATCGCTATGATTTGTGAACGGTGGCATGACGAGATAACGCTCTATCCAGTCTTTGTACTTCCATGCGGAGATTTCCCGGAACCATACTTCATAGTCTATCCAGTAAGCTTGTAGCATATTGGTGGTTTGCGGCATATCGAAGTAGGTCAGGTTGCAGCGTTCGTTAAGTGCCGGTTCCTTACCTTTTGCATTCTGAATGGCAACATTGATGCGCTGGAAGACCTCGAAGGGTTCACACTCCTTGTCCGGATCGCTATTGTTCAGGTTGTTCAGAATGAATCGTACCCGCATGGTGGCCCGACCTTCGCCGATGCGTTGCTGCTGCACCAGATAGCGGACGTTGACAAAATGGATAAAAATAGCCGGGAAAGCGACCTCCATCTCCATGTTTGTGTCACGAATGATGCGCAGGTACTGTCCGTTATCAATAGCAATAGTTTTGAAGAACGGTGGTGAAGTCGGAACTTCAGGATTCTCGCGAATGGTGAGCAGTGCCCGTTTGACGGCATAATACATTTCAGCAAACGGGTTCTTTACCACTTCCTCTGGTGTGGTAACTTTCCTATTCTCAGTGCTAACCGGAGGTGTTGCTGTGATGGCTTGTTGCTTATCTTTTATCATGTATGTGGGAATCCTTTAAAAATTATTGGTGTTAATACTGAATTTATATGTTCTAAGACTTTGAGGCTATGACCGATAAACTGCCTCTGTACGGGACGGCGTGATGAGTATTGGTTCACGGTATATAGTCCAAATTTGGGGTCGGTGTTGTGTACTGCTGCATAACTTTGATTGCGTCCCCGTTTCTTGCCTCGTTTACCTTTAATGGCCTTGCTCTCTTCACTCGTCCAAATGTCATAACTATAACGACGACGGTAATCCCGTTTCCCGAAAGCACTGTATGAACCGTACTGCCCTTTTTCTCCTTTAATCTTACTTTTCAGTTCTTCCTGATCAATTAGAACCGGATGAGTGAATTTCTTTCCCCATTTCGACTCACGAGGAGCCCATTTTGTCCCACTGCCGTAGAAGCCACCTTGGGTAAATGATTCTCTAAAACAACTTAAAGCATATTCACCCGCCTCTGTCGCAAAGTCCTCAGCATTCTTAGCCAGTATGCTGTGCCACTGCTTTGATCTTATATCCTTGGCCCAGAGATTACAGAACTGTTCTAAGGTTAACTTGCTCATGCGATACCGAATTTACGTTTGATACGCAATTTTATTGCTTCAACTTCAACGGGGACAGAGATGGCAAAGTACACATGCGCCTTTGAGAATATCCGGCCACCAGTGGCAAGACTTTCCGAGAACACCGGATTTACCTTTCCTTTAAAATCGGGTTTTAAGATAGAGCCAAAAACAGAACCGTAACCATCCGAGGTCAGATAACAGCGGCACGCCCATTCAATCGGTGGTATCAGTTCCGGCGGAAATTCACTCTTGAGGTATGATATGCCATCAAACGACTGGTGCCATGCCCGAACCCGCTCATCGTTCTGGGTGTTGAAAGTAACTATGCTGTCCATCGATATGCCCATCCACCATGCTGCTATGGTTGCCGAATGTAGTACCTGAGCATTTTCAGTTTCCGCATAAGTTTCGTTATACTTCTGGCACACCAACTCGTATGTTTCCATCTCAGCAAGGCTTAACGTGTCAGGTAGTTCTTGCATCATAGCGACCTCTTCGACTGCTGCGAAATCGACCAAGTTGTCGATGGCTGCAACCAATGTATCGCGTTCCAGTTCCTCCCGCTCGGTGAGGTGAATGTTCTTGCTTTGCAGAATCTCCAATGCCCTGTCAAAGTCAATGCGTAGTCCGGTAAGTGCCCGGCCTATCAAGAACGAAGCTCGAAGAGATATGATGTCATCGAATACTTCAAGCCGCTGGGCACTGTTTTCGTAGTTATACACCATACGGCGAAAGGCATCCAGAATCAGCAGGTATTCTTGATGCGCTTTGTCGCCTGATTTTATTTCAACTCTCTCTGCCATTTGTTACTGTTTTAGGAAGTTGGCAATTTGGCTGCTTCTGGAATGGCCGTAGCGTTTATAATATTCTTCGTCACTCATCACTCGACGGTCATTGTTTGACTTTGATCCAATACCGGAGCTGACTCCACCACTTGTCATCGGGACAGCGTTTAGCTGTTTACCCACGTTGATACCGAACTCTTTCTCGATCTCATCGGCTGAGACCTCGTATTTATCAGTGATAAGTTGGTAGAGTTTGATCCGGTCTTCGTTGTTCATCTCAATGCGGTTAGAGTATTTGAACTCTAATCCTTCCGGGATGTAACCCATTGCGACCAGACGAGGCATCACCTCCTCATTCATAATGTTTTCGATGTATCGACGATAGACCTCAATACGTTCCCTGAAAATATCTTGATGTGCTTTGGTGGAACCTACATAAGACTGGGTTGCACCCGCCATTGACTCAGAGCCCAAAATCAAATTGGAAACTTCACGATTGACGAACTCGATTAAGCTGGTGTATATCTTCTCCGAATTGGACATGGTGAAAGTCTTGATATCCACCTCATCTTCTATGCCCGTGATCACCACTTTGTTTTGAGCGGCATTTGCGATTTCATTGGCAAGACGTTTGCGGTCAGCGTTGCTCTCACTGACAGTCTTCCCATGAATGATAGGTTGTCCATAAGTATGGCTAAAGTTCACGTAGTTCGCAACCGTAAATTTCTTAGCCAGAATCAAAGGGGTTGTGGCGGAGAAAAGGCCGATGCCGCCGGAGTTTACCAATACATAGTTGGAACGATAGGCTTTGGAACTGACATTCCAATTCGGAAGCCAAATGCCCTGCCGCTTCACTACTGTGTGCTGGTCTGGCAGAACGTTACGTCTTTCGATGAGATTGACCTCTGCCAGTTTTCCGGTCTTGGGGTCAATGTGTGGCATTATCTCAATCAAGGAAAAACCATAGAGCTTTGACTCTACGATTCCTTTTATGATTTTATCAAATTGGGAACCTTGAACCCTCTGTGTATATTGGATATCCTTAACATACTTACCCTTGTCATTCATCCGGGCAAGCATATACCTGTCACCGAGAATCTGGCTTTCAAGTGTTTCAATAACGGCCCGGATATGGGCATCCTGCTCCAGACAAGCTTCGTATAAATCTACAAGTCTTGAACGGTCATCAAGTATGGTTCCGAGTGTTATATCCTGCCGGACGGATTTATATCGGTTATTACGTTCAATCTCTCGAACGTATTCCGTGATGGTCTTTTTAGAGGTGCGAAATATACTCTCAAGTAACTCACCATTGAAAGAATTTTGGGCTGTAACTACCTGCATGTATCTGATTTTCTAGCAGAATAGCCTTACGCACATAAAAAAGTTGAAAGTAAAATCAGAGTATCTAAACAATGCAAATGTAATTATATCATAAACAGTTACTTAGTCAGTGATTTATACGACATTAAAGTATATCAAAAATAGCTACTTTCTTGCATCTAACACGCTGTACAATAGGTATTTAGCTAAATAAAAAAGCGTTTTTTTTGAGTGAATTATCTATCTTTGCAGCGTAATTATTAACTGTAAAAACAAAAATGAGTATGAATGAAACTTAAAACCGTGACTTCCTTTACTTTGAAGTATAGGGAATTCCCGGAATTGCTGTTTGGGAAGTCCGAAAGTGGCACTGTATATTTTGATGCCACCCTTTATGTTCTTCAGAAAGGAGATTCACAGAAGCATTCACCAGTAGATTTCATTCGCAAGTTTACACACTGGTTTGAAAGTGTAAAAGCGGCTTATGAGATACCTGACAATGAGGTTGTGATAACGGATGAGGCAACCGGACACGTATTAATTGATGAGTCGCTGGCTTTACTCTTTGTGGCATATATTGACCCTGCTTTCGGGGTATATATGCTTGAACGAGTTTCAGAGATGCTTCTGGATGGTGTAGCACTTTCGGACACCCGAATCATGCAAATGATCAGAGATAGATTAACGAAAGAAACATTATCTAATTTAATTGAAGATTTATGAAACGAAGTCCATTTCACAAACCGAAGCCGGTTTTAATTTTTAATGGAGCCTATGTTCTGGTAGGCATAACGCGCTCCATTCGTAGTGCCTCCGAGATTTCCGGAGGCAACCCGCAAGCCATCTCGTTCGCCTGCACGGGGCGAGCCATTTCTGCGGGTAATTTTTATTATCGCCATATCCATCCCGACATCGAAATAGAGATTACGGATTTGGATACGCTCAAGTTACAGGAATACGATAAAATGTGTAATGTAGAGCGGCGATACCATTCTGTGCGGGAAATGGCCCGACGCAGGAAAATAGCAGATGATAAAAGAAAAAACAATTTAAACGATGACGCGGATGAAAACAAATAGTAGTATGGGTGTTATCCGTTTTGAGGATGCGCCGATCAGAGTGATATACAGTTCACAAGAAGCGGTCGAGTGGCTTTGCCTAAATGACTTACTTAAGGTTCTTGACCGCACTTGTATGATGGACAATGGTACGGCAATGAAACTTTGTCGTACTTCCTTTCGAATCCCCTTCAAAGATGGAGGGCGGAACCGCTGGGGTGTAAAGCCCCACGATGTACATAACTTGTTGCGTGTGGTGCAACCAGAAAATGCGATTGTCGGGAAGTTATGCGAACGGATGCAACAATGGGTCAATGACCTGCCT